ACAGATCATACAGATGAGTTTGATGGTGATATAGATCTTGATGTTGTCAGGTTATATGAGTTTGAAGATCTACCTATTGTGTTCAGAAGATACATAATATACAGAGCATCTAGAATCGCAGCTACACAACTTGTTGCTAACCCCGGTTTAGTAAGATTACTAGGAGTACAGGAGCAGCAGGCAAGAGCTGCACTACAAGAGTATGAGTGCAATCAAGCAGATCACAGCATGATGGGATTCCCAGAAGGCACTGCATATCAAACATATCAACCATTTAGAAACCTTAGACGATAATGGCAGGCGTAACACAAACCATTCCACAATATTCAGCAGGCATATCAGAACAGCCTGACAACCTAAAATTTCCGGGTCAGGTAGTAGAATCTATTAACGCAATACCAGATGTAACCAAAGGTCTATTTAAAAGACCGGGTGCAGCAAGAGTAGGAACTGATGCTTTAGCTAATGTTCAGAGTGGTGGTGCGTACTTTCATTACTATCGTGACGATGAAGAAGGGTCTTATATAGGCCAGATAGCTGCTGATGGTCAGCTCAGAGTATGGAAAGCTGATGGTGATAACCCCGGTGCAGCACAAACTATTGTGTATGGTACAGGTGGACAAACAGCAATACAAAACTATTTAGCAACAAGTGACCCAGAAAACCTACAGTTCCTCACAATTAATGATACAACTTTTGTTTCTAGTCGTGATACTTCTAATGCTAACACTCTCGTTGGGACAACGGGAACTACAGATGCTACACCAGATGCTCACTTTGGGTTTATAGAACTCTTACGTACAGAAAATGGTAGGCAGTATGGTATAAATTTATATAATAACTCTAATACAACCACACTAAATCGTGCAACACGTGTAAGGATACAAAGCCATACACTTGATGAGACTGACGGCTCAGGTCATTGCCCCGGTATTGGTACTGAAGTATTTAGTATTGATTCTGGTAGTAAAAAGAATCTTATATTTAGACTTACAACTCTAGGTCAACAAAGTGTTAGTCCTAACTATAGTGCCGACGGAAATGGGCCGGGTGGTAATAATTATAGATGTACATATCAACCAGATATTACTTTACTACATGGCGGAGAAGGATGGGTTACAGGTGATACAACCACCGTAACTATGGAAGGTTTTAACTATACTATAAGAGTAGAAGACCATGAGAGTACTCAAGTAAAAGCTAACCTAAAACTTATCAGACCAGAACCTACACCATTCGATTCTGATACAGCTGTTACTGCCGATACTGTTCTTGGTGGTATATTATCAGAACTACCATCAGGTATTACTGGTACAATTATAGGCACAGGAATGTATTTATCTAGCTCTAGTGCTTTTAATATAGAGGTAGTAGAAGATGACTTGATGAGAGTCATGCAAAGTTCTATAAATGATGTAACAAGATTACCTAATCAATGTAAGCATGGTTATATAGTCAAAGTATCTAACTCTCGTATGGCAGATGAAGATGACTACTATGTAAGATTTGATGGAGAAAATGATAAAGACGGATCTGGCTCTTGGTCTGAGTGTGCCAAACCGGGAATACCAAAGACCTTGACAAATATGCCGTTGGTTATCCAAAGAACTGCACTTGCAAATGGTGGTACATCTAGTGAAGTTGCAACATTTACAATCAAACAGTTTACTTATGCTGATAGATTAATAGGTGATGAACTGACAAATCCTCTACCTTCATTTGTAGGTAAACGAATAAATAAGGTATTATTCTTCCGTAACAGGTTATCGTTTCTAGCAGGGTCAAATGTTATAACAGCTAGACCCGGCTCGATAGCTGAACCAGACTTTTTTGCTGAGTCAGCACTAACTATATCAGCATCTGATCCTATTGATATATCTTCTGCATCTACATTTCCGTCAGAGTTATTTGATGGTATAGCAATCAATGCTGGTTTGGTAGTATTTAGCACAAACCAACAATTCTTACTTGCATCAGATGATACAGTTTTAAACCCAGATACAGCTAAGTTACGTAGTATATCTACATTCAATTACAACAAGGACATCGCACCTATCTCATTAGGTACAACTCTTGGATATGTTGATAACTCTGGTAAGTTTAGTCGCTTCAATGAAATGGCAAATATTAGTCGAGAAGGACAGCCAACTGTTGTTGAAGTTAGTAAAATTGTACCAACACTTCTACCTAAAAATATAGACTTAATTACTAACTCAAGAGAGAATAGTATTATTCTGTTTGCTAAGTCAAGTTCTACTGACAGTTTAGTATACGGTTATAAGTATCTAAATATTGGTGATAAGAGACAGCAAGCAGCATGGTTTAAATGGAAGTTAAATAGACCAATATTATATCATTTTATTATAGATGATGAATACTACTATCTAGATGCAGATTATTATTTGCAGAAGATAAGGCTAGTACAAACAACAGAAGACCCTAGTATAGTACAAGACAATGTCGACTTCTTACTTCATGTGGATAATCATACTACTGTTAGCGGTGGTAGCTTTAACTCAGCTACAAATACCACAACCTTCAGTAGTGTGGGTTGGTTAAATACAGTCACCACACCTAACCACGATTTAGTGGTAATTGATACAAACACTAACTCAGCAAGAGTTGGTAGATATGCAAAGCCTACAGTCAGTGGCACAAGCTTTACCTTACCGGGTAACTGGTCTGGTGTTACACTTACTATAGGTTATATATACCCTTACGAAGTTCAGTTTCCTACATTTTATCCTATGAAAATGCAAGGTGAAAAAACTACATCTGATGTAAACTCTTCGTTAGTGTTACACAGAATTAAATTACATTTTGGTAAGATAGGACTTTATGAAACAACGCTCAAACGAGTCGGTAAAAACGACTATACAGAAGTATATGAATCAACAGAGCTCGACGAGTACGAGGCATCTGATGCACCATATCTCGAAGAGTTTATCAAGACTGTCCCAATCTACGAAAAGAACACAAACGTAGATGTAATACTACGATCATCTCACCCAGCCCCAGCTACGTTACATGCGTTATCTTGGGAAGGTGACTATTCACCCAGATTTTATCAACGTGTCTAATTATATACACCCAATCACTTTGGAGGCTGCTACAGAAGTGGCCTCTAATCTCCGTCCAGATGACCTCAGAGAGGTTGAAGAAGGGCATGGGATAGATCCTACCCTACTACCATTTCTGATGTCTCAGAACCGATCCTACGTGTATTTTACAGTGCCTGACGGCAAGACTGCTGGCATGGCCGGAGTAGGAAAAGAAGGTGATATATGGATGCTTTGTACTCCAGAGATTCACCGATACCCGATTACATTTGCAAGAGAGGCCAAGCGGTATGTCGATAGCCGTACTGAGCCACTCCTCTGGAATATAGTCGATATTAGAAACACAGCACATCTTAGATTGCTTAGGTTTCTTGGCTTTAAGTTTTTACGTAAGTTAGAACATGGGCCAAACAATGTAACATTTATTGAATTTTGCCGTGTGCGTAGACGCTAATGCAGGGGCTAGAGCTGCTGCTAAACAAAAGAAACTTGAAAAAGATGCTAACTTTCAGCAAAAAAGGTTACAGTTTTTCAACAAAGAAACTACATTCGCAAGAACTCTAGATAGAAATATCATTGGATACAGTCGATCTCAGGCTGATGCGAGAAGTAGAGCTAATTTAATACAGGGTAAAGGTAGGGCTGCAAGGCAGAACGCTGTTGCCAAGTATTTTAGAACTAAAAAAGTAAACGAGGGTGGTAGGTCAAGAAGATATGGCGTAGCCCAGTATCAATCATTACTTCAAAAAGAAGCACAAATACAAAGAGCTGTAGATAATGCGTTTGGTCGTGACTTGGCTGCAATGCAAACAGTCAATCAACGTAGATTCTTAGCTGCAAATGCTAGAGCTAGAGAAAGTCTAGGAGTACCAGCTGCTTACGGTGCACCTGTAATGATGCCTCCTACTGATAGACTCAGTGGTGCTTTGAGTATTGCTAGTTCAATCGCAGGTATTTACTCAGGATTTAAGTAAACATGACATCATCATTTAGACAACGGGATCCATATGCTATGGGTTCCACTAACTATCTTGCAACTGGAGCTGACTTATCAGATGCAATGATAAAGGAGCAAAATGCTCAGATTTCAGATACAACAGAGTTCTATAACCAAATGGCAGAACTCGAAAAACAAAGAGCTGAAAGACCACTTAATCTTTTAAAAGATATTGCTGACTTTGCTCAATCAGTTGGGCCAGTACTTAAACAGATAGATCAAGCTAACCAAGATAGAAATAAATTTAGACCTATAACTGATGCTTACAAAGGTGCTCAGTCTGATGTAAATGATGCGTTACTTGATGAACAGAATAGAATAGAAGCAGAAGAAAAGAGTGCAAGAAACACAGAGCAAGAGTTTGAGCAAGATGCTAAGAAAAACTCACAAGATCCTACTAAAACTAAAGAAGAAAGAGATGCAGCGTTTGACGCTACTATGATTTTTGGAGAGGGTAGTTTTAATTATCAAGATGGTCTAAGCTCTAGAAATGATCTAAAACAATTTAGTAAAAATTTTGGTGGATACCTTCAAACTGCATCTAAAGATAACAGATTTGCTTCTCTTGACAATAGAATACTAAACGATGCTTCTACCATAGACGAAGTAACAGAAATGTTAGGAGAGTATGAGTCTATTATATTTCAAAATTACATTCGTGCAAGACGGGCAAAAGGTCTTAGAGAACTATCAGCTGGAGAAGTACGAAAATATTTAGCACCGGAAGTTTATAAACAGAAAGAAAACTTAATACTAAAATGGAAAGAAAATAGACAAAAATTACTTGAAAAAGCTACAGCCATAAGAAACAGCGATGAAATTAGTTCTATGTTTCTTAACCATCAGACCTTAGCTAATGATGTCTTAGGTAAAGAAGGTTGGATTACTAACAGAAAAACTCAACTAGAAGCAAGTGGTTTAGATGCTTCAACAGCTAGTCAACTGGCGTTTCAAGAGTTTGGTGACTTAGTTGAACCTATGTTAGATGATGTTGCTAGTGGAGTAGACGCTGGTGATCTACGTGTTTTGTTAGATAAAGAGTTTGAATTTCCCGGTGGGACAATGAAAATGAATGATGAACGAGCACCCAAGGGAGCACAGAGACTACATGAAAGACTAACAGCTGCTGGAAACAAGTATGATGAAAAAGCTATAGAAAGAGAAAATGAAATAAACGAACTAGAAATGGGTAAGTGGGAACAAACAAACCACGTTGAGTTTGAAGCTAAGATTGCTAAAATGACAGACCCAAGAGAGATAGCAGACGAGGTTGATACCTATATTCTTGATTTTAGAAAACGATTTAACATTACTGACGATGAAGCTCTACCTGAGTTTATGAAGAACTTTATAACCTCTAGAGAGTTTTCTGATGAAGCTATTGTCATCGAGATTAGAAGTAGAAGACGTAATAATCTTCCTATAACTCAAAGTATGATAGACAAAATAGCAGATCCTGACATACGTGAGGAGCAGTCAAAGTATGTAAACACACCAGAACTCGGTGCATTTACAGAAGATGAAGCTGAAAGTATGGAAGAAATAGCTGTTGCAATTGTTAAAGAAGGTAAACAACTTAAAGATCTTAACCAAGCTAAATTTCCTAAATATATTTTTGCACGAGATGCTGCTAAAAAGTATGTTACTGAAAGATTTAGAGAGTTAGTTATAGGTGGTACACCAAGAGCTACTGCTATGGATAATGCTATAGATGAAGCTATAGTTAAGATGAAAAAAGGTATCTTTGATAATAGAAAGGTAACACCGATTGATCCACAGATTGTAAAAGATTTAGATGCTACACTAACTGCTATACAAAAGGATCCAAGCTTAATTTATAGTACAGCAGACTGGGCCGGAGAAACACCTCACTTAGATATTGCAGCTGAGTATGTAAGAACAAAAGGTCAGACTAGATATCCTAATTATTATCTACGTTTTACAGATATAAAAAGAACAGATGGATCATATTTAACACCCGAAGAAGTTTTTGAAACTAGACTTAGAAAGACTGGACGTTTAAAAGATGGTAAAATTGTAGAACTACCAGAACGTAAAGAGCTAGACAATGTTGAGGATCAGAATAAACTTCTTAACAAACCTAATGCTACTAAAACATTAGATGTTGCATACAAAGGTAAGAATGTAGACTGGATGATAAATTCAACCAGTTTTACTGATATGGAAAAAAGTGCTGAAGCATTTATACAACGGTTAGAAATAAATATACAGAATCAACACCCAATAACTGGCATTGGGCAAGAACAATATAAAAAAACAACTTTGTCGACAGAAGATAATAATAAGTTATTTGAAGCTGTACCAGAGTTGAAAGAAGCACCGTTTGCACACCCAAACACACTATCAACGGCGGCAATTAATGAAATGCTAAACTTGAATATTTAATACTAAGGTATAATTATGAGTGAAGATCCAAGTTTAAAACTTGAGATAGATTCCCCGGCTTTTGATTATATGGCCGATCAGGTCAATCAACTAGCTGATACAATTGAACAAGACGAAGAAGCTAAGGCTCAGGTTGCAAAACAAGAGCAAACCGAAAAAGAGCAAGCTGTTGCTGAACAAGATGACCCACGTAATGCAGAAAAGTGGGGCTTCAAAGCATTAGTCAAAGAAGGGCAGTCTATCGTATCAGGTGGTTTACAGGATACTGCATCCTCTGTAACCACCTTTGCCGAAAGAACAAAAGAAGCATTGGACGGCACAATGCAAAAAGAGATTCAAGAACAAGGTTACTACAAACCTGACTGGGATCCATTTGTAAACTATGATAATCCTATCGAAACAAAGACATGGTGGGGCAGACAGCTACGTGGACTTGTACATTTTGGTACATTAGCTGCTGGTACTGTACTGTCTGCTAAAGCATTAGCTGCTGCTGGTATAGGTGGTGGTATAAGTGCTGGTGCTGCAAAGCTATTAGGTGCAAACAGTTTTATTAGAGCTGCTGGTATTGGAGCTGTGTCTGATCTTATCTCTAAGGAGTCAGATGGTCAGAACGCTTTAGGTGCTGTACGTGATAGATATGGCTGGTTTGATACACCATTATCTACTAGAGACACAGACCATCCTGTTGTAATGAAGATAAAAAATATTGTAGAAGGTATGGGTATAGGACTATTTTTTGACGGTATGACCTATGCTATAGGTAAAGGGTCTAGTAAAGTTGTAAAACAGATAAAAGATAGAAATGCCAGTGTATCTAAACAAAGCATAGAAGCTGCTGTTGCACAGATACGTGAAGGTGAAATACAGTTTCGTGCAGATAAAAATGCACCTGTATCTCAACCTTATCAAGGTGCACATGTATCAGAGGTAGATCCAGATGTAGCACGTCAGCAACTATCTCGCACACGTAAAGAGTGGGGATCTGAAGAAGGAGCTACTGGTTCTGTAACTACACCTATAGAACGTGAACGTATAGCCCTCAAGGGTGGTACAGATGTCAAACAGGTAGAGCGTGTGCTCAAAGGTTTGATGAGTAGTGAAAGGTTTGCAAAAGAACTCAAGGCAGCAAAAGGTGACAGAGTTAAGTTAGCTCAGACATTTAAAGAAGCTGTAGACGGACATCAATCTATAACACAGGGTAGAAACGCAGCAGAGTTATCATCTAACGAATATCTTAAAGAGTTGCTAGAAGCAAACAAAGATATTGTAGATGGTGTCGAAGTGTTTACATCTAAGAATGTTGTTGTAACTGATCTTGTCGTAGGTTCGTTACTGAAGCAACTACGAGATACTGGTATAGCTGGTAGAGAAATAGCAGACTTAGTGTCACTAGATGATATAGATGGCCCAGCTAAACAGATTGTAGATACCATGCTAACTGCATTGTACCATACAAAGAAAGCTAGATTTGTAAAGTCTGACTCATTTAGAGCATTAGGTGCTGGTAAAAACAGAACTCAGAATATAGAAGATGCAGTTAAAGCTGATGTAGCAGATGCAAAAGAATCTATTATGTCAGTGCTAAAAATAGCTAAGGATGATAAGAATGATGATCTACTCAATGCCTTGTTTGAAGCTTTTTCTATGATGAAAGATGTCAATACACTTGATGACTTTGATAACTTTGCTAGAAAGATAATAAAAGGTGGTCAATTAGATCCAAAAGGTGCAGACCGTACAGGTGTGATGATACGTGAGCTAGAAGGCGTACTTACTCATAGTGTTTTATCTGGTCCTAAAACACCATTGCGAGCGATTACTGGTACATCCATTGCAACATTTTTGCGTCCTATGGCTACTACACTCGGAGCTGCTATGCGTTATCCATTTAAGGGTGACAGTGCTACAGTACGTGCAGGGTTGGCATCTATGAACGCTATGATAGAAGCTATACCTGAGTCCTTTACATTGTTTAGAGAAAAACTAAACTCATATTGGAAGGGTGATATTGCAACTATTAAGACACGTTACTCTGAGTTTACTCGTGGTGACGAAAACTGGGAGCTTATACGTAGATGGGCAGAAGACAGTGGTAGAGCTGATTTTGGAGATCGTGCAGCATTTGCAATAGCAAACATGGCTAGGTCTATGAACAACAATAACTTGTTTACATACTCTACAAAGATTATGGCTGCAACTGACGATGCGTTTGCATATATTATAGGGCGTGCTAAAATGCGTGAAAAAGCTTTGCGTAATGTTCTTGACTTACAAGCTGCTGATGGCATCAAGCTACCAGAAATAAATCGAGAAGTACTAAAAGCATATGAAGACGACTTTTACGCACAGGTATTTGACTCACAAGGTAATATTAAAGACGAAGCTACTGCATTTGCACGTAAAGAAGTAACACTAACACAAGAACTTACAGGCTTTGCAAAAGGTCTTAACGATGTCTTTAGTGCTAACCCTTGGGCAAAACCATTTTTTCTATTCGCTAGAACTGGTGTCAACGGTCTTGCACTTACAGCAAAGCATACACCCGGTTTTAACTTCTTAGTCAAAGAGTTTAACGACATAGCATTTGCTACACCTAGTAATCTAAAAAATGTAGAACGCTATGGTATTACAAATGCAGTCGAACTAGCTAACGCAAAGGCACTACAAACAGGCCGATTGGCAATGGGATCTGCTCTTGTATTTATGGCATCAATGGCATGGATGCGTGGAGATCTTACAGGTAACGGGCCAGTTGACAGACAAAAGAGACAGCTATGGTTAGACTCTAAGTATGAACCAAGAACTATAAAGCTTGGAGCTGTACGTGTAGGTTATGATACCTTTGAACCTTTTAATTTAATTATGTCTACAATCGCTGACGTAGGTGATGCGAGTTTACTTATGGGTGAAGAGTGGACAGAAAGAGAGTTACAAAAAATATCATTGGTAGTTGCACAGGCAATTACAAGTAAGTCTTATCTTGCTGGTATACAGTCATTTGTTGACTTGTTTGCTGGTAGACCGGGACAGTTTGATAGAATCATAGCTGGTTTAGTTAACAACTCTGTACCACTAGCTGGTCTACGTAATGAAATGGGTAAATTATTTGTACCATACATGCGTGAGATTGGGTCTGGTATAGATCAGTCATTAAGAAACAGAAACCTAATTAGTGAAACTCTAACAAGTGAGCAGCTTCCTATCAAGTATGATATGCTAAATGGTAAGCCTATTAATAACTGGGACTTCTTAACTAGAGCATTTAATATGTTTAGTCCTGTTACCTTGACACTAGAGCAAAGCGAAGGTAGACAGTTCTTATTTAACAGTGGTTATGACTTGCGACTTTCCACATACTATGCTCCTGACAGCACTAATTTAACTGACACACCACGTATTAGATCACTATTTCAAAAAGCTATAGGAGATCAAAATATTGAACTTGAACTAAACAAGTTAGCAAAAGATCCAAAAGCTATTGCATCCTTAGAACTTATGCGTAAAGATATACGTGACGGTAAGCGAGCACAATATGATGCCCGTAACTACTGGCACAATGGTAAAATAGATCAAATATTTCAAGAAGCAAGGCGTAAAGCTTGGGCATCAATAATGGAAATGCCAGAGGTGGCTGAAGTTATTGCTGAACAAAAAGAGAACAAACGTCAAAAGTATCTTAAAAAGGTACAGTCAAATGACATCCTCAACATATACAAATAAATGGCAACAACATTCGTAGATTACACTGGGGATGGTAATGCGACTAAGCAGTTTACCTTTCCTTCTATACAAGAGTCAGATGTAAAAGTTGATGTAGATGGTGTTATTAAATCATCAGGCACACACTACAACATTACAGGCTATACTACTACAGGTGGTGGTAATGTAGTCTTTACATCAGGCAACATACCCACTAGCCCAGCAGCTATACGTATCTTTCGTGATACAGATGTAGATAGTGCAAAGGCTACATATACGGCAGGGTCATCAGTCAAGGCAGCTGACCTCAATGCCAACCACGAGCAGCTTATGTTTGCTGCACAGGAAGAACAGAATCAAAATATAATAGCATCTGATATTAAAGATGGTGCT